CCAATTTCTTTTACAATATCTTTTAAAAAGTCCATAGTTATACAAAGAAGGATGATAGGTCGTTTGTTTTCTCTGTCTTCCAGTTAATACAATCTAGAATTGTCTTCAATGGTTCTAGAAAACTCTTATCAAATTGGAGTTCATAATCAACATACTTCCCAATATTTAATTCTTTAGGAAACTGTTGAATGAATGAGATCACATTTTCATGTAGTGGATTTGCTTTCTTTAAATAGCAAAACTTAATTTTCTCTCCATTGTTGATGACTGGATACTTGTTGTCCAGTTTATTTTTTCTAATGTAGTGATTATACAACAGAACACCTCTAATGTGAATAGGAGTTCCCTTTTCATAGATAGCATTTACTGATCTATACTTGTTAATATTATTAGCAGTTCTTGGGAATGAAATATCTTCAGGAGGCAGATTACAGAATTCCTTTTTACTCTTTTCAATAAAATTAATCATGTCATCTTCAGTTTTAGTCATGATAATTTTGAATGCCTCTTTAATCATGGTTCTACAAGGAGCAGGAGTAGATGATTTAACTGCTTCAAGTCCCATGATCTTGAGTTTAGGTTCAGAGTATCTGACACCTTCAGAGTCCCACACATTAAGAATGTATCTTTTCTTGGCAGTCCAGATACCCCTCTCTGCAATGTTCTCCCTCTTCATTTGCATCTTCTGCTCATAGGCATTTACATACTCTGCCAGTTCTTTGTAAGAACTTTCAATATAAGGTTCAAGTTCCATCTTACAGATCTTGTCAAGGAACCCAACAACTTTCTCAGCAGTTTTCTCTCTTCCCTGGTATACAGTTTCAACCAAAGGACCCATGTTGAGGTAGATAGAATCAGTATCAGAAGCAATAACATAATCAACTCCTTCAGTTTTGAGAACTTTATTAATGTAAGTATTCACTTTATTCTCAATCCATCTGATTGAGACTTGACCAGAAAGAGTAACTGCCTCAGCATTTTCAATACGAAAATACCTAAAGAATTCATTGCCAACTGCACCATAGGCAGAGTTCAGAGAAATCTTCTTTGCCATCTGAATATTATTACATCTAGCAATCTCTTTCATAAATTCCACTGTAGGAGTTTTTTCATACTCCTGTTTTGCCTGAAGCATTTTCTTTTTATAGATGACACGATCTGTGTACATCTTTTCCATCAACTCTGGTAGGAATCCTCTGATATTCTTTTTGTATTGTGCACCATTTGCACACACTGTGTATGGATAATTTTCTGGGATATTGATCTGTTTTTTTAGAACTTTATCTACAGAAACCCCAGGAAATCTATCATTAACAAGAGTTTCTGGAGAGATGTTGTACTGCATGATTAGGTGAGGGTACAGAGAGTTCAAGTCAAAACTCACTACCCACTCATGCTTACCAACAATTGGATCCTTTACATAGGCACCTTCATACCTTTGATCTTTCTTTGTTTCCTTTTTAAAAGGAATAACAATGTTCTTAGACCTTAGGTAATTGTAGATAATGGCATCCCACATTCTAACCTGATAGAACACATCATTGAAATTACCTTTAGCATCATATGCCATGGTAATAGCAAGTTCAATGAGGCGCATTTTATCCTCAAGTCTGTCTACCAGTTCTACGTCAACAATGTTGTATTCTACAAACTTTTGCCAATCTTTTGTATAGAACTCTTTAAAAGTATCATACTCAGAGTGGTCCAGTTTCTTCTGACCCAGTTCTACATTCGCAATATGATCCAGTCTATATGACTCTTGGTTTGTATAAGTAAACTTCTTATACAATTCCAAATAATCAAGAATGGTGATACCTGCAAGTTCAACTCTGGTTTGTGGTCTACCTGCAATCACAATTTCAGATCGTGTGACAATTCCCCAAGGAGAAAGTTTCTTTAAAGTCTTCTCCCCAAAAGTTTTTTCAATTCTGCCACAAAGATATGGAATATCATAAAGGTCACAGTTCCACCCAGTAATCACATCAGGGTGATTGGAATCCCAGTAAAAAAGAAACCTATCAAGAAGATCAGTTTCATCTTTACAATAAATGTATTCCACATTATCTTGAGAGTTTTTAAATGGTTTAACCCCCCAAGTAATGATCTTCTTAGTGTTGTAGTCCTGAATAGAAATTGTCAGCAGTTCTTCCTGACAACTTTGTACATCAGGGAATCCATTTTCAGAGGCAACCTCAATGTCAATAGTAATTAATTGAATCTTACTAATGTCAAACTTAATAGACTCCTCTGGATAGTTGTCAGAAATATACTGGTTTACGTACCTTGTGTTTCCATACAGATTGAAATTATCAATGTTTTGATACTTATCAATGAATTCTCTAGTTTCTCTAATGGTTCCTGGTTTGATTTCATCTACATAATTCCCCTCAAGAGTTTTAAACTTAGTTTTTTTATTGGTACTAACATATAGCGTAGGGTAAAAAGTTTCCCTATTCTTAAAATGCTCTCCACCATCAAACCCCCTGGAGAGGATTTCATTCCCCACCAGGACAACATTAGTATAGAATTTCATTTAATAAGTTCTTGATATTTTTCAAGTAAGGTTGGTTTTGGATCTACAAGAGTTAGAATCTTGTCAGAACTCATCATAAAGGTATCTTGACTTGTGTACCCAGAAAGAAAAGGAACTAACTCCTGATCTTTATCTACAACATAGGGTTTAATTAATTTACAGTCAGGTTCTCCAAGTTCAGAACCTACTTCTTCAATCTGCGTTATCAGAATCAGATTGTTTGTCAGTGCCAGCAGTTTGACCATTTACATGCTCCAAATAAGATTCTTTTACTTCATCCAGGGGTTCTACAATAGAAACAACCCAATCACATGGAATTGGAATTTCTTTCTGCTTGGACAGAGGAACATAAGGATAATAAGTCACACTGCTACCTTCCACACCATCACCTTCATTTACTCTGGTGACAAATGGATTAGCAAGGAGATAACCAATTACTTTATCTCCTGACATCATTTCTTTTACATCAGCAATGACATCCTCATAGGATTTCAGAACCAAAAGTTTAACAGACATAATTTTCCAATGTTAATGTTTTATCTTGTAGTTTTAATATGTGATCAGCAAGTTTGTCAATGTATCCTTTGTTTCTAAGTTCTTTAAAAACTAAATTCTCAAAGGCAAACTCACCACCTTTATCTAGGGCAGAATTTCTCATATCCCTAAGCTTCTTCAGGAGACTTTCTAATGCTTTTTCATTGTTAGCATAGTTAATAGTCCTGTCAATCTTACTCATCATATCACGAACCTTAGTGCTTAGCAAGTCCTCATCTAGGTCCCCAGAGAACTGTTCTGGTTTAATTAACCATTTGTTTGATTTGAGTGAGAACACACCTTGACTCTTTCTTCTTTTCTTTCCAGGTTCTTCAACATAAGGTTCTACATCATGACCATAAACTTTTACCTCATGGGTTAAAGTCCATAGTTGTTTCTTTGCTTGGTAATAATCAGAAAGAACATCTGGACAAGATCCATTATTCACAACTAAGTGTAAATCTAGATCAGAATACTTAGTGTAATTATACCCTGCATTTCCACCCAAGAGTAAAATATCAACAATTTGAGATTTTTTAACATCTACAAAGTCTGCCCAGGCTTTTGCAACTTTTAATAGATGTGTTCTAACCTCTGGTTTTAATTTTTCCCCATTCCAGAAAGTAGGATTTAATTGATCATGGACTCTAAATGATATTGATTCCTCAAGAAAAGTCTTATAATTCTTCATTAATCCTTTTTTAGGTATTTATAAAAAGGGGGGAAGTGGATGGTCTTAGTCATCCCTCCCCCATGCGCCGACGATATTCAATATTATTTAGAGATAATCTTTTCTAGCATGATGTTCTGGAACAATCTTTCCTAATCGAATGGTAAGTAATCCATCTTCAAAGATGACTTCTCTGACTTCTGTGTCATCTGAGAGTGCCCATGCTCTTTTGAAACTTCTTTGAGCCAGACCCTTGTGGATAAACGTCCTATCCGTTTCTGTATCTTGTTTTTGCCCTTCGACAAAAAGTTTTCCATACTCTGTGAAGACATTTACTTCCTCCTTTTTAAATCCAGCAAGTGCAATTTCTAAATGGGATTCGACATTATTTACTTGAACAAGATTGTATGGGGGGTAATTTGTTGTGGTTTCATGAAGATTAAATAATCTATCAAAATATTCATCCATTCCAATGCTATGGCGATTAATCCTATCCATTAAGGTAGGCAAATCTGCTGCAGTATATCTTGTGATACTGTTCATTATTGTAGCTCCTTTGAAAGCGAGTTTGTGTTTTGTGGACCCCTAAGGCATCCATTACTAATTATAAGAGATATAATAAAAAAGGGGGTGTTGAACCCCCTACAAAATTATTCAGTTACCTCTACCTTTTTCTTTTTAGATCCAATATTGTACTTAGTCTCAAGAGTCCATTCATTTTTTTCTTTGTATGAAAGGACTTTGATTTGATTGAGAGGTGCAATATCAGAAATCTTAGTCAGGTCTACAATAGTAATCAGACCCCAATCTGCAAGCAGTTGGGCAATTCTATTGCGTCTCTGAACATCATTGACAGTCAGGTTTGCATGTTTGCCATCCAGAGCAAACAGTTCTTTGAAGTGCACCAGATAATATCTTCCCTGTTTATGGAGAATATGGCAGGACTGATAGATTTTCTTTTCCTTCCTAGATGCCACACCAATTCTAGTCAGTGTCTCACGAACCTTTAAAAAATCATCAGGTTCATTGAGGACAACCTCTACCATTTGTTCTGGTGTCCACTTCACTTCAGGTTCTTGAACAACACTCATTTTGTTCCTCCAGTTTCAAGTTTTTGTTTAATAAAGTTAATTTGGTCTTGTGTCAGAATTTTCAAAGCTTGCTCTGCTTTCTCATTACTATACTTATAGTAAGATTTAACTACATCAAGGTCTTTGATCTTATCCTTACGAATCCAGGGAGAGTATCTCTTTTTGATTCTTACAATATTTATAAAAAAGTCATACTGCAACTTTTTGTCTAATGCATGATTGAGATTCATTTCATTAGCATACATCAAACAATCAATGTGCCCTGAAAGACATTTGTTAATAATATAAGGAGGGTATTCTTTTGTAATTGTTGGGTCTTCATCAATCAGATTCTTCTTGGTCTGATTGATAGAGTTGAGCCAATCTTTCAATTCACACTTCATAATTAATCAAAACCAATTCCTTTCTTTGGTGCTGCTCTCTCATATATTCACCTACAGATCTCATAGTGTAAGTGTGATCAAACTCAATTGCTTGCCAGTCTTTGAATCTTTCTCTTACCAACTGGTCTGAGTTATAACTAACCATCATATCCATAGAATGATTATCACAATCAGCAGCAAACTTATCGTGATCAAATCTTTTATGCATTGATCCTTTATTCCCATAGAGATTATCCTTAATGTCATAAGGAGGATCGAGATACATAAAAGCACCTTTGTATCCATCCATGAGATAATCATAGGAATAATTAGTTATACGCCAATGCTCAATTATCTTAGAATACCCAGGCAGTCTTTCGATCCCTCGCAGATTGAAGTTGTTGTTGGAGGCTTGTTCTGAAAATGATGAACTCTCTGTAAGACCAGAGAAAGAACACTTATTGACAATATAGAAAGCCACAGCACGATCAAAACTTGACACATTTTTGTCATTGATCTTCTCCTTAGAAACTAAGAAAAGTTGTCTTGCTTTATCTGGAGTGTTTGCAGTACTCTTTAAAGTAGTAAGAGAACTGCAAAGATCAGGACCAAACATCTGGAGTTGTTGCCAGAAGTTGACAAGAGGTTCATATAAATCATTTACCCAAATATCTAGTAAGGGATATTGCTTGGTGATGTAAATTGCAACACTTCCACCACCAAGGAAAGGTTCCCTAAACTCATCATAGTTTCTGAGATCAGGAAGATACTGTGACAGTTTTTGAACTGCTCTGGATTTTCCCCCAGGATATCTAAGGGGTGTCTTGAGTTGTTTCATAGTCAGGAGGATGATATTTCAAAAATTCCCTAAAGGTCATTTTCATTTCCTTTTTAGTCATTCCACAATGTTCTGCTGCTGCAGGAAGATTCATACTTGCTCTGAAAAGACCCCAGTTTGCTTCTTTTACATTTTCTGGTGTTGTTCTATTTGTCATAAAATCAATGACTTCTCAGGGGTAATGACTGTGCTAAAAGCATTTTGATGTTGCTTAGATACCTCTTCACTAGGATCAAGCATATAAACTACATGTTGTTTATCAACAACAACCTCATCTTTGCCCTTAGGAACTAGAGGGACAAATGCAACAAATGCAACAGTTCCTTGAGGTGTGGGAACAGCAGCAAGTGAATTTTTAATTTTAATTGTAGTATCAGTTTCTTCCAGAAGTTCTGCTACTACTTCTTGCCCAAAGGCAAATCTAATAAGTTTTACATTCATTTGAATTTACACTCCACCATGATTTCAGTTAATGCAGCTAGTAAGTTAATTTCTTGATCAGCCACGAACGCACTTTGATATTGGTACTTAGCAATAACAAGAACGGCAGCAGGGATAGACTCGGGCAAAAGGCAATTATAGCAGGAGTCATAAACCCAGCGAAGTAGATTAGTAGGGTCGTTATCCAAGTTGGCGACCACCCACTTTCTGACCTCAGAAAAGTTTTTATCTTTGAGATACTTGACAAGATCATTTGTTTTTACATCATTAAAAACAGCAAGAATGGCAGAATCAATAGACCCACCAACAGAGTATCTTTGACACTCATTAAGCACTCTCCTCCAATCAGGAAAGTGTTTATTAATTATTTGTGCAAGAACTTTTTGATCATATGTAATGTTTTCTTTAACCAAAATGTCTTGGAGTCTGGTAAAGAAAGATCCTGCAAGTTTTGTTTTTTCCTTTCCTTTGATTGTGAAGTCAACAACTGCACATCTGGAATGGAGGGGCTCAATGATTTTATTCTTGTAGTTGCAGGTAAAGATAAATCTGCAGTTCTTATAGAATGTCTCAATGTTAGCCCTAAGAAGGAGTTGTACATCTGAGGTTGTGTTGTCAGCCTCATCAATAATGATGACTTTGTGTTTTGCATTTGAAGAAAGTGAGACGGTCGAAGCAAAGTTCTTTGCCTGGTTCCGTACCGTGTCCAGAAATCTTCCCTCGTCAGATCCATTGATGACATAAAAGTCTGCTCCTAGTTCGTGGCACAATGCCTTTGCTACTGTGGTTTTTCCACATCCAGCAGGTCCAGCAAGAAGAAGATTGGGAACTTCTCCTTTCTCTACAAAATCTTTAAATGTTTTCTTAGTCACATCAGGTAGAATACAGTCATCAATCTTTTTAGGACGATACTTTTCTACCCACAAAAATTGTTCGCTCATAATAAAATAGTCAGGTTTACAATGGTTGTGGACCACCCACAATAATTGCAGAAGGAATCTGTGCTTGTGCAATTTTAGTTGCATGACACTGATTATTTGCTTCTACAATTATTTCCAGATATCTACTGTCTTTTGGCAATTTGTATCTGACTTTGTATTTCATCCAAATGTTGAATCAGGTTCAAGAGCAATAAAGTAATTTAGATTATACTTCTCATTGGTAAATTTGGAAATACACTTTTGAGAGATA